ACCCACCAAACTGCTCGAACTTGTCTCTACGAGTAAGCATAAATGCACCAACAGCAAAAGGAGAGAAGTATTTTAGGATGTTGTTAACGAAGTTAAACAGAGCAAATCCAACCTTTGCTCGTACATCGTCATCGTAACATTTGATATTTAAACCAATCAGATCTAGGTCATTGGATTCTAACTCTGCTACTGCGTATCGAATAGTATTATCATTAAAGAAACGAACATCAGCGTCGATGAATAAAATGTACGGAGTAGTAACCAACTTAGCACCACTGTTCTTAGCAAAGCTGACAGGTCCACCATCGATGACTTCAATATTCAATCTACCCTTGTTTGCCTCAATAACATCCCTAGTACGGTCTGTAGAACAATCTGCAATAATGATTCTTGTACTACCAATCATCTGTGGTCGCAAATGCCATAGCAATTTTGATATGTAATCTTCCTCGTTCTTGCAAGGAATCACAATTGTAATTTTATCACTTAATTGCATATGTATTCTTATGCTGGAATGACTTCTTCAATGCCTTAACCCACATCTTCTTTTCTTGTACTTTGTTGTGATTAATGCAAGCTTCGTACATCTTCTTTAATATTTTATTAATCTTCATATCTGACTCCCCGGTTGATATATAATTTCCCATCTCCCATCATGGTGTTCAACAAGAGCAGAGCATGACTCAACCCAGTCACCATCATTCATATATACAATGTCATCGATTATCTTAATCTCCGGATGATGAATGTGGCCACATATCACACCATCAAATCCTCTTTTCTTGCAGTATAAAACCATATTCTTTTCGAATTGAAAGATGAAATCTACTGCTTTTTTGACTTTGAGTTTAAGGAACTGGCTAAGGCTAAAGTACCTAAAACCAAAATGATTACGAATCCAATTAATACTAGTGTTGAGTCTAAGAATGAAATCATATGCTTTATCTCCTAGAAGTGATATCCATGGTGCCAGACGAGTGATGCCGTCGAATAGATCGCCGTGAGTGACGAGGTAATGCTTGCCATCAATACCTATATGCTCACACTGGTTGCATATCTCTACTCTTCCGAATCCTATTCCGAACGGTATAAGAGGTCTTAGAAACTCATCATGGTTACCAACAACAAATACAACCCGAGTTCCTTTCTTGGCGTAACCAAGAATCTTTCTGACAACATTGGTATGGGATTGCTTCCATCTCCACTTGTTTTGTTGTATTCTCCAACCATCGATAATATCTCCAACAAGGTAGAGTGTATCACATGAACTGTCTCTTAAGAACTGAGAAAGGGATTCAGCCTTTGAGTCCCTTGTACCAAGATGAACATCTGAGATGAAAATTGATTTGTATTTGGTCAGCATTCATATATTTATCTTCCAAGATTTGAAGTAAGAGCACTCGGAAGTAGTTTAATTAATAATTGATCCACACCCTTGAAGAAGTTTGCATCGTTGTTGTAATATTGATTAGGAGGAGGATTATGATGAAATTCTACAAAACCATTGCTAGTTGTAGATTTTCCAGTGTTGTTGTTTTGTTGCTGGTTGACAGCGACAACTCTTGTAGAATTATCTACAACTGCATTCGGAGAGTTGACAATGATGGTACCTATATTGATATTGTCTCCGCTGATGTGAACCCCACCTGTAGACTTTGGTTTTGGATTCTGAGTAGTAGAGCGAACTGTTGTTCTTTCTACAATAACATCCTCCATCAATACTGAACCATGATCCTCCTTAGGTACAGAGGAACAGCCAACAACACTAATAAGTATCGAACACTTCAATAGTTCTTTTAACATAATCTTTTGGATCTTTCACAAAGACCTGAGGCAGGTCACCATCAACAGCAATCAAAATTACAATTTGCTCAATATCAAGATCATACCTCTCCTTACACATAAGAGCATAAGCAGTTGATTGGATAAAGTAATTCTCAATCCACTTCTCCAGCTTCGGCTTACCCGATGTCTTATAGTCTAGGATTGTGTATTTGCCGTCATATTTGCAAATCAGATCCGTTGTACCAGCAGCTCTCAATCTATCGGAATACAACGGATATTCGATACCATACACTTCTTCCAAGTTATTGTCAACATATGGTTGAATGTCCAGGAATAGTGATGTTGTTGTTGGCATTTTGTTCAACGCAAAGTCCTCGATGTTGGCCACATAGTCTTCCATCATTGTATGGAGCTTTGTTCCTCTTGTCGATGCTTTGGTTGAAATCTTATTTGCTTCTTCCTCACCAATCTTGTTTCTCCATTTCTGGATTCCATCTTTGGATAGATGAGAGAGGATTGTTGTGACCGATCTATACTTGTCACCGTTTGGTGTGACATAGTATCTCTTACCATCTATCTCTGTTCTTGGAATCTCAAGACGAGGAAGTGGCTTATGCTCAAAGTATTTGTTTCTCAATTTATGATCTGTATTTGTTTACTACTCTATCAATCTGATGTTCTCTTACAGACCTGGATAATGTCCTGTCAGCCAGATTGCTGTTAGGATGAGCCTCTGCGACCTTAGACAACACTTCTTTGAATCCATTATCGGTTTTGATTCCTCCAACACCAGAGACAATATTCATTGCATCACCAGGTGTGTAGTATCTTTCAACACTAGGATTACTTTCCATATACGAATCATATTCAGACATTCTCATTGAATGATTAAAAACTTCATTTGTTTCTTTATTTCGAAACGTGTAGGTAGCCATATTACTTTACTGACCAGTCACTGCCTTTAGGTGCTTTTTTAGATGCAGGTCTTTTTGCTGCTGGTTTCTTTTCAACTGGAACTTCTTCTACCTTTACAGTAGGAGTAGGAATTTGTTCAATTTCAGTTGAGCTGTGACGCTTTGCCCAGATCCAGTGGGTCAGGTTGAGAAGACCTTTCTCGATTGCATCCATTACCTTGTTATTCCAAAACCAGTTACCTTGCATCATCGTACTCCTTTTTGTTTTTTGAATCTACATCATCATAGAAGTGCTCATACTTTTTATTTTGTAGAGCTCTATCTATGTCTCGAACAGACCTGTCGAACTTTTCTTTCTTGATAGCTTTAAAAACGTGATGTTGTTTCTCATCTAACGTGCGAAACTGTTTATTCGTCTTACCCATTTATCCCTCTAATAGTCCTGGAAACATTTCTTCTACAAACTTCTTGGTAATTCCCTTGTAAGGAATCTTTTTATCTTTGATAGCTAAAAGCAACTCCGCATCTTCCTTATCTAGGTTCTCTAGCATTTGTACAAATAAATATTCTCTTCGTGTTTGCTTGAGACTGGGATTACCACCCTCAATAAACAAATACAACTTACGAAGCTCGCTATAGAATACACTTTGAAGATCCGGTAGATCGTTTACTTTGTATGGTGGTGCTCCTTCGGGTAAAAGGAACTTGACCTTTGGATCATATGCATACTTGAGCAATGCTCTCAATGCTGCACTGTCCCATTTGTTTAAATAATCTATTTTTTCTTGCTTCTTCTCAAACTCAGAAGTTTTCTTAAGTATCTCAGCTAGACCTAGTTTCATCATATTTCCTATAAAAAGTCATTTACATTCTCCATTAACGAAGATAATTTATGTTGCTGGAAGTAATTTATAATATTTATTTTCTTGGGATTATCAAGTGATCTATGATACTGCTCAAGAATAGCATTTGTAATGTTGTCAGGAATCTCTGTCAGATCAATCAGTTTCTTGTTTCTTACAATTCCTGTCTTAAATTCAGGAACCTCAAACAACTGATACCAGTCCATCTTCAGCCACTCATCTAACCTCGTCTTCATTATTTTCTTCTGTCTGATTCCGTCAACCAATACATTATCAGGCGACATTGCATTTGGAACACCGTCTCCACTATCGCCTCTTATCACAAGCTCTTTTAAATAGAGATCAGGTCTATCTACTTTAATATTCTTTTTACGAATAGGATCAAACTGAATTACTCTAGAGCTATGAAGCTGAATGAAGTCCTTGTCTGCAGAAAGAATAAGGACATCCTCTGTTGTTTCCATTGCAAGAGTTGCAATAATATCATCTGCTTCTGCAGTCTCCACATGAAGAACAATGTAAGGTAGATTGTCTTTGATCTCTTGTCTTATCTTGTTGAGGATTTCAAACAAAGAAGACCAATCGATATCACTCTCTTCCCTCATCTTCTTGCGACCAGCTTTGTAGTATGGGAACATTGCTTTGCGCCAGTAGTTCTTATCATCAC